ACGGCGTGGCCGACACCGAATATACCCTATTAAACGGACGCCTGACCCCTTCCGAGGAAGGCGACAAGCTGGAGGTGGTTTACGCTGCAGGCTGGAACACCAGCACGCCAAAGGACGTAATCCACGCGATCTACCAACGGATTAAATTTGGCTTTGATTACGGCGACGACTTGCCGCAACCAACGCCGCGCTTTTTTGACCGCGTATTGTTCCGCTACAAAAACACGCTTTGACCCTAGACCGCCGCATAACTCTCTACAGCCCAACTGTGAGCACCAACAACAGCGGGCAGGTACTGCGCTCCTTTTCGAGCGCTGGTACTTGCTATGCTATGCTCGTTATCAACGAAGCAGCGGGCACGGAGGCTTTTGTGTCGGACCAGATGCAGAGCAGCGCCACCGTTATTTGGCGAGTGCGCTACCGGACGGACGTCCTGGGCAGCTGGGAGCTGGAATTCAACAGCCAGCGCTACGAGGTGATAAGCGCCCTACCGGAAGGCCGCAAGCGCTACACATTGATTAAATGCAAACTCAAGGACAATGCCTAAGCAAAAGGGAATTGTTGGCCTTGACGAGCTCAGAAAGAAGCTTCAGAATGCACCGGAGAAAATCCGACTGCAGGAGCTGTACGGTGCCCTCCGCCAGGAGGCTACTCCACTGCGCAACGCGGCGCGGGCTGCCGCTTATGAGGACGTTACCAAACCAGGAACGAAAGACCTCTACAAAAGCATCAAGGTGACCCGCGCCCGCGTGCGCGCATGGCGTGACCAAATCGCAGTTTGGATAGGACCTTTACGAGTGCGCAACCGCAAAGGTGACGCTCAGGCGTACCCTTTTATGCAGCTGTACGGCCGCCGGGCAACTGGCACGAATAAAGGCTACAAGGCAAAGGACTACATGGGCCAGGCTTGGGAAGCACTGGGCGCATCTAGCCGCGCTAGGATTGATCGCATGGGCCGCAGCAAGTGGCAGCAACAACTTAGACGCGCGCTGCAGTGAACTACTTACAAATCATCCGCGACAAACTGGTAGCCGCTCAGGCGCTGCCAGTTTATGCTATGGCCGCACCTCAGGGCACTAAGGTAGATCACATAGTTTTGCAGCTGGACAGCATCGACGTGACCGAAACCAAGGACGGCTACCGGATGCAAAACGTAAACGCGGAACTGTACATCTACCAGGCTTCCGCGGACAACGCGCAAACAACCCTACAAACCATTCGCACCTACCTGGCAGCGAATGGTAACAGTACATACATTTCCGCCTGGATGACGAATGCTCAAAGCCTTTTTAACCAGGACGAGGAAACCGTACTTTTGATATCCGACTTCACTTTTACAATTAAAACTACCTACTAATGGCAACAAACTCAGGCACCGAATTCCGCGTACTATTGAGCACGGACGGCACCACATTCAAAGGCTTGGCCAACGAGACCGAGTGCTCGTTTGACATCACAAGCGAAACCCGCGAAACCACCAGCAAGGACTCCGCTGTATGGCGTACCTACGTTTCTAGCGCACGCACCTGGACCGCTTCAGGTACTGCCCTTTTTGGTGACGACGACGCTACCAAATGGAACCCGGACGAACTGTACGAATTGGTAGGTACTTTGGTCACGGTGAAATTGACACCTTGCGCCGCTGGCTCCGTTACTCCAGCAACTGGAGAAAGCTGCCTGAGCGGTCAAGCTGTATTTACTTCTTTCTCTAGCTCACAGCCGGACAAAGACAACGGTACATTTACATTTCAATTGCAGGGCGCTACAGCCTTGGCTAAAACAACCAACGCGTAATGGAAAAGGGGCAGAAATTCTCGCTGGGGGCAGCGCTATTATTCGAAGATTTAACTGGCAAGCGAATGGCCGATATTAGCGATGGTTTAGGTTTAAGGGAAACCATAGCGCTACTATACTGTCAGCGCTTTTGGAATATCAAAGAGCGGCCATCGCTTGACCAGTTTACCGAGGAAATTAGCGCCTCCAACATCGAGGCCCTCCCGGCGTTACTTAACGCCCCTTTTTTCCCGACGGAGGTCCAGTAAAACTACTGGGCCTCCTCATCGGGCGAATAGGAGTAAGTAAAGCCGAAGCCGTCACTTTTACCGGGGACGAAATAACGGCGATACTGGAGGCTTTTAATGAAGGGGAAAAGGACGCCTGGCGCCGCACCAGGTGGCTGGCTACGCAGGTAGCTAACTTCAGCGGCAACGCGAAGAAGGGAGGCATTAAGCCTACCGACTTCTTTAGGTTTGACGACGAAAAGAAAAAGAGCTCCGGCATCGAAGAACTATTCAAAATAGCAGTAAAAGAAAATGGCTGATCAAATTATTTCGCGATTACTGCTAGGACTGGACACCCGAGAATTTCGGAACGGCATACGTCAAGCCGATAAGGAATTAAAGGACTGGAGCAAGGGCGTCGGCAAGATTGGCGAAATGCTTGGCGCCGCTTTTGCTGTAGGTATAATTGCCGACTTTACGATGGAGGCCGTCAAGCTTGGCGACCAACTGAATGCAGCCGCTAGAGGCTTTGAGCGCTTCGGTAACGCTGCGGACCTGGACCGCTTGAGGAAATCCACTCAAGGCATGGTATCGGACGTCAAGCTTTTGCAGCAAGCGGTACAAGCTGGTAACTTTGGCATCCCAGTAAAAGAGCTGGGCACCCTTTTTGAGTTTGCCCAAAAGCGCGCAAAGGAAACCGGGCAGGAGGTAGATTACCTGACTAATTCAATCGTTACTGGTATTGGCCGTAAGAGTCCGCTTATCCTGGACAACTTAGGTATAAGCGCTTCAATGCTTCGCGACAAACTGCACGGCGTAACCGTGGAAAGCGCGACTATTGGTGCCGTAACCAAAGCGGTAGGAGAAATCGCATCCGAACAGCTCAAGCTGATGGGCGACACTGTGCAGGATGCAACCACTAGCAGCCAGCAACTGGTAACGACTTGGGAAAATTTCAAAGCCAGCTCAGGGCAAACTTTTAGCCCGATTATCAACAAAGTTTTACAGCTTGGCTCGGCAATTTTAACCCTGACCTCCGACATGTTAGGGCTAAAAGGTGCCACTAACCAGGTGGGCGAAGATAAGTTTTGGGGCTTTGGTACATTTCTCGAACTTCCAGTTTATAGATTAAGCGAGGCCACAAAAAAAGCAACGAGCGAGCTGCTAAATATGGGTGCCACAATGCGCGGCATTTGGAACACCTTTAATACTGTAGGCTACACCACTTTGGCGGGCATGAAAAGCCGCCTAGCAGAACTACAAACGGAGTTTGAAAATGCCGACGTTTCAGGCGTGAGAATTAAAAAACTCCGCATTGAAATTGAAAAGCTAAAGGCCGCTATTGATAAGGTAACTGGAGCCAGTAAAGGCAGCACTGTCTTTGCGCCCGATACTTCAGGAATTAAGACAGCCACGGACGCCTACTTTGACAGCTTGCGGGCTGATCTATTCAAAGCTACCGGAATGTGGTACGACGTTGAACAAGCGCAAATTGACGCCCTAGACCCTTCCATACTAGAGGACGCCATGACACTGCACGGCGATTTTGTCGATGACGTCATCCCTGGTATTGTGACCGTATCGAAGCGCTACAAAGATTTGGGCAGCGCTATCAATCAGGTAAGCGGTGCAATGAGTGACCTCGTTAATATTGGCTTTGCAGCCTTCAAAGAAGCCGCCGAAACGGATCAAAAATTCTTTGACGTATTCAAGCAGAAATTGATTGAAATGCGCAACCGCTTGCTAGCTGCAGCGGCTGCCGCTTTGGCTTTGGCTGTAGCGCTTCAAGCCACTGGCCTAGGCGGAGGTGCAAAGGTCGGCCAACTGTTCCAGGTAATTGGCGGGCAAATGGGAATACCAGGCTTAGGTGGTTCCACTTTTAACCCAGTTACCGGAATGGTGGAAAATGGCCTATTTGGTGGCCGCACTACCTTCAACGCTGCTACTGGAATGGTGGAAAATGGTTTATTTGGTGGCCGCACTACTTTGCGAGGCAACGACATCTATTTAGCTAACAGCCGCAGCGGCTACGATCTAGGACGAATTGGCTAAGACGACTTTTGCATCCGGAACCACGGCGGCCCATACCTTCTACATTAAGGACTTGGACGGTGCCACCTACACGCCCATCACTTTCCACGTCTTTGACTGGTCCGTCCAGTACGTGGCCCTCGACGCCTACCAACCAGGACTAGTGCCCAGCACTTGCCGCCTGGAGGTATTGGTAGGTGCCAGGGACAGCGTTACGGGACCACTGTACGACCTTATGGCCGACAGCACCGGGCGCTACGTTATTGAAATACAAAAGGCCGGACCGCTAGACGTATGGCGTGGCTTCATCCAGCCGGAACTGTGCAGCGTGGAACTAATCAACGGGCAGCGCGTGCTGCGCTTAGAGGCTGCCGATGGCTTTGCGTACTTGGACGTGCCAACTAGCCGCCTGGCTTCCGGTGGCGTAGCTTCAGGACTTGTGCCTTTCACGGACCAAATCGCTGATATTTTTAGTTACTTCCGCTTTTTTGACCTTTACCGCAACTTTGTGGTATCGGCAGTAATGCGCGGCGTGACTGCAAACGGAAGCAGCATTCAGCCAACTGGTGGCGAAGGGCTGTACTACTCCGGCTGCATTATGGAGAATTGGCAGTACACGCTGACCAATTCGCAGAAGAACTTTAGAACGTGCCGCGAGGTGCTCGACGACATTTGTACCAGCTTTGGACTGCAAATGTTCCAGGTGCAAGGCTATGTAGCCTTCCGTGCCATCTACGACGACAACCCTGCGAGCTGGTTCGAATACGATTTCCAAGGTGACCAGGTGAGCACCGTTATGCTAGGAGGCACTACCACAATCGCGGCGATCGCTGGAGGTTTAGAAATGAACAAAGCGGCGGTCCGTGAATGGTGGGTGGAGCACGCAATCCTATCGCCGCAAATTGTGGGCATTGATAGCGTGCCAGCACGCCGCCAAGAGGACTGGGTGGGGCAGGCAATACCAACGGGCAGCAACTACCTCAAGTATTGGCTAGACGTAAACTTCACCGTAACCGTGCCCGCTAACTACGGAACGCATAACGTGACCTTCCAGGTGGATTACACATGGCAATTCAATGGCTACTATTGGGACGGCACAGCCTGGACGCTTACGCCCTCCTATGTGAGCCACAACTTTACCGATAGCATCAGCAACCCGGACCCTATTATTATAGAGGTGAACGTAGCGGAGTCGATTGCCAACAACAACAGCATGACTACACTTCCGAACATAGGACCCAACGCGGTCTATTTGACGGTAGAAATCACGCGCACCGCTGGTCCAGCCTTGACCATTGATACCCAAGACGCTACGTACCGCCTGGAGTACCACACCGCTAGCAATGATAATTTGCTTTACCTGGTGGACAACAAGAGCAAGCGAATCGGCGAACGCCGCGACAGCACCACGCTGCTAGGGGACAAGTACGTCAACAACCCCAGCATAACACCAACGGCCAACGAGCTGCGCATCTACACCAACACGGGCCGCACTACCAACGTAGGCAATGCGCTTTGGGGCGACGATAAGCACCCGCTTATTTATGCGGTCTATTACGAACTCGTTTCCAAGTTGGCAGTACCTCGGCAATACTATGAAATTGAAACAGTGGCCCAGGTCTTTGACTATAGCCGCCGCATCAACTTTGGCGGAGTTTACTACCGAATGGTTAACCTGACCATAGAAGAAGATCGCAGCCAAACCACGCTTTTACAAATTGCAACGGACGAACCCACGCCGTAACGTATTAACTATCTTTGACCTATGCGCCCAGACATTTTTTTAGCCACCATCGGACGCGGCTCCAACGGCTCCAACGCACTGGAGGTTACCGAAGACCGCGCGGCAGTTACCGCGGAAAGCCAAGACAACATAATTAACCGCGTTAACAACGTGAGCCAGTACGGCCCCTCCTGGCATTACGTGCCCGGTATTGGCGTGGCTGGGACTGCCTACGCCGAGGTGCCAGATAGATCTTTGGGTGACTTAGCATTTTCCCGCGCCAGCTCAAAGACACGGACCAACGCCGCCGGAGTTATTCAAACCATTGGCAACAACGTGCCGCCGCATGACTACCGAAATGCAGACGGTACACTGTCTACCTTTCCGCGCCTCAACTTGGAGCCGCAGCGGACGAATTTGGTTTTGCATAGTGAAGATTTTACTAATGCCGCTTGGGCTAAATCAAGAACCACAATAAGCGCAAACGTAACGACTGCCCCAAATGGAACCTTAACCGCAGATAAATTTATTGCAACTTCGGCAACTGGAGTACATACGATTTCTCAATCTGGTTTTACAAGTCAAGCTTATTCCTTTTCAGTTTATGCAAAAGCGGAAGAGGAAACGGTACTTAGTTTATTTCTTCGAAGTGCTTCGGTTGGTGCTACATTCAATTTGTCAAACGGAACGGTCAGCAATATAACAGTAACATCTGCAACAATTACAAATGTTGGTGACGGATGGTATCGTTGTTTTGTTTACGACTCTACTCCAGGGACAACCATTAACATTTATGGAAAAACTGGAAGCTCTTACATAGGTAACGGAATTGATGGTTTTTACCTTTGGGGCGCTCAGTCGGAAGCTGGAGCCTACCCAACCACCTACATCCCAACAACAACGGCAGCGGTGACGAGGTTGGCGGACGCTGCAAGTAAGACGGGCGTTTCAAGTTTGATTGGGCAGACCGAGGGAACTCTTTTTGTTGACATTATACCTATTGATGTAACGACTACAAATGCAATAGGTATTAATAATGCCTCAACCATTGGACGTGTAATTATTTTTACTGGAAGTAACCTAATTTTTGCACAGGTGCGTGTAGGTTCTGTGAATCAATTTAGCGTTAGTACTCCCGCATCTGTCGGTGTAAGATATAAAGCCGCTCTTGCATACAAAGGAAGCGATTTTGCATTTTACTTAAATGGAACTCAAATTGCCGTAAGTAATACTGGAACAGTTCCAACTTGTAGTGTAATTTCTTACAGTACTGGTGAAGGTGGAAGCCCATTTCTGGGCGGAAATAACCAAGCCGCCCTATTCAAGACCCGCCTAACCAACGCCCAACTGGCACAACTCACCACGTTATGAGCACTTGGAAAAAATACGAATTCACCGCCACAGCCTGGGGCACACTAAAGAAAGCCATCCAGGTAACGACTGAGGAAGGCACCAACTGGGACTCGGAAAAGGTGGCCGGAGTTATTGAGATGGGCAAACTGTGCAAGGCCTGGACTACCAACGCCGAAGGTGAAGAGGTCTGCAGCTCCTACAGTACACGGCTTTCGGTGGACATAGTTTGGAACGTGGAACCTCTAGCAGGCTTTGCTGCTTACGAGGTGAACCCACCAGCGGGAACGGAGGCAATGCAAATACTAGGACAAACCTGGGGGCAATGAGCGAAGACGGCATCCACGAAACGGCCAAGGTTTGGCTGGTAAGCATCTTATCTATTTTGGTATCTAACCTCCAGCTAGCGCTAGGCTGCACCTTGATGGCCGCAAACATCGGCTATACTATTTGGAAATGGCGCCGCGACTACCTCAATGACAAACGCAATGCAAATAAGTGAGCACTTCACCCTGGCAGAGCTGACTAGATCGCAGACAGCCCAGCGCAAAGGCATAGGTAACATGCCTACACCGGAGCACGTCAAGAACCTAGAGCTGCTATGTAAGGAGGTA